GTAAACTTTTCTAAATGCAGAGCCTGCTAAAGGCAATGAAAACAATAATCTTTCTGTTTCTGAGCGATACTCACTCATTTTTTCAGTTACCAAATAGTTTAAGTAGTCCTGAACTCTATTTGCTTGCTTTTCTTTTTCTTCATCTATAATGCCAACAACCGTTGTTTTAACAGGACCACTAGCAGGGAATAACTCTTGTATAGACTGTGACTGAAACTTTATAACCGACTCTGTTAACAGCGGATGAAATACGCCACAAGCCCCATCCCAAGGAGTTGTTCTGTCTTCATGCTTAAGTCCAAGAAGATCTAATCCTTCAACATAAGTTCTTTCCCAATCTGATCGACTTTCTTTGTCAGATTTAAAAGAGCCTATTAAATCATTAGCTATAGCTGTTAATTCTTTTTCATCAATAAACTCAGCAAGATTAGCATCAAAGGGAACATCATCCATTGGATTGTTCTCATTGAAATCAAAAATAAGACCGCCATCAGGTGTCTCAACAGAAACAGAATCAGGATTGACTATTTCAATTTCTAAAGGCCCATCCGCCTCTTCAGCAGTTAGCTCTTCAGGAGTTACTAATGGTTTATCAATCGCCACTTAGCTATTCTTCCTATATGTCATGTTAAGCTCCTACCACTCGCCAAATTGGGTTAAAAATTTTTTTTGCGCCTACTTGATCAGCGCCTTTACTTTCCCAAGCAAGCTCACCTAGCCTGTTTATATAAACACTGTACTCATCATCTTCTAAAGTAATGTATTTAGAAGTAGAAAGCTCAGGGTTACGAATAAAACCTTTTTCTTCAAAAGCAGAAGCTATTCTAGTTTGTTCTTTTAATTCCATTTAAGCCCAAATTTTCTTTTTACCGCCATGATATACAACAGCATGGCCTTCTAAAACAAGGATATTGCATATATCTTCGCCTTCCTTATTGTAAGGAGTGCCTAATATGCGCCCATATTTGCCTGTGCCGTGAGATATTAATGTAATAGGCCCACTGCATAGCTCAATCAATCGTTCCTTAGCGGCTAAACCTAACGCCTTCTCAGCTAAGTTTCTAGTTCTGCTTTCTGGTGTATCTATTCCTGAGAGCCTTACTCTTTGTTTTTTGAGCCAAACATCAAATCCCAAATCAACATCAACATCAATGGTATCACCATCTATAACTCTCAGGAGGTTGCACTTGTAAGTGTAGGGGGTCAATGGTTATCCGTTCTTAGTGAACTTCTGTGGACGAGCCGCACCACTACCGCGAGCAACGCCTCCTCTAGCCTCACCTTTGGCTGACATAGTTTTGCCGCCTTTAAAGTAGCCTTTGGTTTTTGAAACCATTCCACCACCTTTCATTTTACCTTCTCCATCAGCGGCAAAGAAAGGAACCATCTTTCCGTTCTTCTCTACCATAGGCAACTTTCCACCTGCCTTCATGCCTTTGGCTTTCATCTTGCCACCTGCTTTCATACCTTTGGCTTTCATCTTACCGCCACCTGCATAACCTTTAGACTTCTTCATCTTGATCCTCTGCGTATAAGTTATCAAAAATTCTGTTTACATCTAATGTGTAATCTAAATCTGATTTGCTGTAATGAATGTGTTGAGAAGGGCGAAAATCTGGAGCGCCTTCTCCTGTTTCAAACCATGCAGGGTGAGTCACCCTAACGCGATTATTTGGTAAAGCTACAATGTTTCCTGTGTATGGCCCTGCATCTAATAGCTCCATCACATGACTTTGCTTGTGCTGTGCAGGATCATCTGCTATTTCATTGTTTGTATAATCTACTGTAAACATATATTTAGCAGGATAGAAATTTCCATCTACCTTTGCCAACCAAGGGCAAGGTGAGGCTCTTTCTAACACATAAACTGAATGCTCTCTTGAAGAACAGTCCCAAGGCTGTGCCGCATGTACAGGCATAGGCTCAGGCCATTCCTCAAAGGGGGTGTCACCTACTAATGCAGTAATAGGCATTCTAGCCCACATTGCGCCACCATGAACATTTGGCTCATCGGTGTCATAGGTTTCTGCACCTGTAAATATCAATTGAAAGCTTAAACAACGCGATGGCATTGTAGTTACTGCAATTGCCATTGCATGGATAAACTCTCCATGATACTTACTATGGTTGTGAGTATACTCTTTTCTAACCCAACATTTAAAATAAGGTATATTGCTTTGTAAGAATGCCATCAGTAATAAGCCGCCCTTCTTGTTGTTTCTAAAGGAGTATCTTCTTCATCTGATGTAAGTCTTAAGAATCCACCCTGTCTAAATCTTAACAAGGCCTGAGTAGAGGAATCTACCAAGTCATCATGCTCTCCTGCGGGAAAAGCGGCAAACTCCTCAACCACTTCTTCTGCAAACCTTCGTTCTGGTCTCCACACAATTCCTGATGCAAACATGTCAGATATAGCGTTTACACGCGATATTTTATCATTTCCACGCGATGGAGTGTAATCTGATACTGGGATACCCATTGCCCTTAACTCAAAGATAAGGGGTGTTCCTGCGGCTTTTGCTTCAATAATGCAGGCATCAGGTTGCCAGTCAGTATAAAACTCCTGAGCTTTCTTTTTTAATTCTGGAAACTCTAAACGCTCTTTAAAGGCATCTAGAAGGATTATATTAGCTACAGTCTTGCCATCATCATCAGGTGCGTAAAATACGCCCCAAGTCGTACACGCTGAGTAGTCAGCCCTTTGTGTCTTAAGAAATGCTGTATCCCAAGACTGTATTATAAATTCGCAAGAGGGTGGATAGTCCTGTTCCCATAACTTCCACCAATTCCTTTTGACCAACGCCCCCTCTTCAGAGGTAGGGTTTTGTTGATACTGTGCGTTCCACTTAGATGAGGGTAGTTCCTCTCTAAGGGCAATTAATTCTTTCATAGGCCAAAACTCAGGCCATAACGGTTTTTCTGATGGCATAATTGCAGGAAACTCAATTACTTCCCATTCATCAGTCCCTTGACGCTGAACAGATGACTTAATAATCTGTCCTGTTAGATCTCGTTTATGCCAACGAGTCATAACAATAATAATAGCTCCTCCCGGCTGAAGTCGCTGTCGAGGGCCAGATGTGTACCATTCATAGGCTTTGTCAAAAACGGAGGGGTCGCCCGATTGACCTTCTTGCTCGGAGTGCGGATCATCAATGATCAGAAGGTCTGCGCCTTTACCTGTTACAGCACCACCAACACCGATAGCAAAATATTCACCACCTGCACTGGTACTCCATCGCCCTGCGGCTTTGGAGTCAGCCCTCAACCCGACCGAGGGGAAAAGAGTTTTATAATCATCACTATCTACTAGGTTACGCACCTTTCGACCAAACCCTACCGATAATTCAGCGGTGTGNGCTGTTTGGATAACTTTTTTNTTTGGGAACTTACCTAAAAACCAAGAAGGCAATAAATAAGATGCAAATTCTGATTTGGTGTGACGAGGAGGCATATTAACAATTAATCGCTTCAACTCACCACTTGCTACACGTTCAAACGCATTAGCCATGATTTTATGATGCCTACCCTCAATAAAAGCAGGCCATACTCTATTGACAAAGCCCATAAAGAAATCTCTAGCCTTTTCTTTGGACTCTGCCTCTTCTAACTCCTCTAAAAGACTTAGAACCTGTTTCTGCTCTTCTAGAGGAAGATTTGGTATTTGTTTAAGTAGATTAGGATCTACCTTATCCGCAACGGACATAAAAACCCTTATGCTTTCTTGGCAGTGGTTTTCTTCTTAGTTACAGCCTTTTTCTTAGCAGGAGCTTTCTTTTTAGGCGTATAAGCTTCATTAACATCAGGAGTGGAAGGATCATCAGCAATATAATGACCTTTATCATTACGCGCTCTCTCCATCTCAACAGCAGGAGATGACATTGTAGACAAGACTTTTTCAGCTTTATCTTTACGCATTACATTGGCATCAACAATATCATAAGAGCCATCTTCAAGCTCGTAGCCTATTTGATAAACACCTTCTCCATCTGCGAATGTTCCGTTTTGTAAAACTTTTAATGTAGACATTTTATTATCCTTACATCATTTTGCAGGCTTTCCCACCACGGGCCATCCCGTAACCACGGAGCTTCTTATCATTGGTTTTCTTTTCTGTCTTAGACTTCTTCTTCTTCTTATCTCTAGGATCTTTTAAGTTCTCACCTAGCATTTTAGTCTCTAGCTCTAAACGTCTTCTTTCTTCTTCAAGTGTTTCTTTAGCCACAACTATTCTCCAATTTAAAAATAAGCCTCTGTACCGGAATATTCCTGATCTAGGAATCTACTTAAACAGAATAAAACTTAAAACTAAGAGGAGATCCTAAGAAGTAAGGAATCTAAACAGGAATATTCCTGATAGGAATCTCTAGATTTTACTGACTTTACGCTCTTGACAGAATAATGCAATAGGTAAATAGAAAAAAACCCGATTTTTTTGCAAAAAATTTTTTTTAGGATAAATAAGGGGCTTGTTCTGGGAAAAAAAGGGTAATCGGCTACGCAAAACTTGGTAATTATTTGAGTGAATCACTATGTATATGGATATCAGGTACGCACCTGCTATAAGGGGGGGTGGGTGATAGTACTCTAGCCCCCAAACTAATGCACTGAATCGCCATCACTGGGGTTTTCTTCCTGCTCATTCCCCTGCTCCTGACTGGTTACTAGCAGTGACTCCAACCTGCGCTCCAGTTCACTAGCTACACTGTCAGCATCTCTATCTGTGGTCACTGTCTCTGTCACTTCTTTGAATAAGCCTACTGATTTGCCTAGTAACTCAGCGGCCCTAAGCTTATTCGAGTCTGTCGGTTCTGCACTCTCTATCCATGTTCTAAGCTTCTCTAGCACTTTGTCTCTGTCAGAGAGGCCCTGAGCTAGTAACGCCCTCTCCTTCTCCCCTATTAGCCTCTCGACCATCATGGCTATATCATGGTTCGACATAAGCTTGCTTGCCTCATTCCTAATGACTGCACCGCTCATCTTCTCAGCACTATAAGCCTCTCTATATGCCGCGCTTTGTGTCATCGTTCCACTTGCCATGCATCTTGCAAATGCCATTTGCTTTGCTGTCAATTTATTCGCCATGATTTACTAATT